GCAGGTCATGGAGGCCGAGACGGCAGAAGGGCGGGCTCGCATCGAGCAGGCTCAGGCGGCGCAGCGGGCAGCCGCATCAGGGAAAACATTCATCGCCTCACTGGAGGATCAGACAGCTGCGATCGGCAAAACTCGCGCCGAAATTCTTGAACTGAAAGCCGCGCAGCTGGGAGTGACGCAGCAGGCCGCTCCGATGATCGCCAAGCTGAAGGAACAAGAAAACGTCTGGAAGAACGGCGCAATCAGTGCGGGGCAGTATCGTAATGCGATGCGTTACCTGCCAATGCAAATGACCGACATCGTTACCTCGCTTGCGTCGGGCATGCCGGTATACATGGTTGCCATCCAACAAGGCGGCCAGTTGCGTGACACGTTTGGCGGAGTGGGTAATGCGCTGAAGGCCATGCTCTCGCTGGTGTCGCCAGCAAAGCTGGCCCTCGGGGGGATGATAGGTGTTGCTGGCCTGCTGATCGCAGCCTGGTATAAAGGGTCGCAAGAGGCGACTGAGTATAATAAGCAACTGATCCTGACCGGCAACTATGCGGGCCGAACTGCCACACAGTTGACTGCACTGGCAAAGTCTTTGTCAGGTGGCGGTGTAACCCAGTATGCGGCATCTTCCGTTCTGGCTCAGGTCGTCGGGTCCGGAAAGTTTGATGCAAACAAGCTTGAAACCGTGAGTCGCGCGGCGGTTGCGATGGAGCAGGCAACCGGGCAGGCGGTTGATAAAACCATCGCTAACTTCCAGGAATTGTACGCTGAGCCAACGCAGGCATCGCAGGAGCTGAACAATCAACTGCATTACCTGACGGCGGCTCAGTTTGAATTTATCTCTTCTCTGGAACGCCGGGGCGATAAAGAGGCCGCCGGGCAAGCTGCAGCTGATGCATATAGCCAGGCTGAACAGCGAAGAAGCCAGCAGATCCTCGATAATCTTGGTCTGGTTGAAAGAGCCGCACTTGCAGCGCGCAATGCCTTCAAAGGGATGTGGGACGAGTTGCTCAATATTGGGCGCCCAGAAGCCCCGCAAGACATGCTTGCAAAAATGCAGGCTGACCTGGCAGATCGTGAAAGTAAGTTATTGCCTGAGCGCCAGAAGATGGGTTACGGCTATAGCTACGACACCAGTTCGCAGGACAGGGATTACGATAATCGCCGTAAAGCGCAGCTGGCAGCCATTGCATCGCTGAAAGCCCAGATTAACCCCATGCTGGGAGCCATTACTCTTCAGGACGACTTGAACGGGGCGATATCCGCAGGAAAAGAAATTAACGAAGATGCGATAACTGCCCAGCAGATCATGAATCGCTATCTTGATGCCGGTACTGAGGCTGCAGAGAAGCGCCGTCAGGCGCAGGACGAGCTGAACAAAGCCATTGCAGATAATGCCAAAGCTGCCAGAAACGGAACGGCGACACTCTGGATGGCTGAGGACATTGCCAAAGCGCGAGCCGGGATCGAGAAGCTGTATAAAGACCCCAAAACGCCAAAGGCGAAGGGGGAAACAGTCTCGTCCGGTCTGCGAGCTGAGGATTCTGCTCAGTCTGAATTGCTGGCGCTACAGGCGCAGCTGTATGCCCTGCAGAAGCATAAAGACCTGAACGACACGATCAGTCAGCAGCGCAAAAACTTATGGACCACTGAAGCCAGATTTCAGGTGCTGGAAGAGGCTTCCCGGTCCCGCTCGCTCACTAAACAGGAGCAATCGCTGCTGGCGAGTAAGGACCAGGTTCTTCAACTGGCGCGCCAGAAAGCGCTTTTGGGTGATCAGATCTCCGCCCAGGAACAACTGAATAAGCGGATGGATACCGCGCAGAAATACGCCACGCAGATGGCCGAGAAGCAGGCCGCGTTGACAGGCGGCGCCGGGATGAGCGATCGGCAAGCTCAGCGTGAACTTGCGAAAAGCCAGCTGGCTGCCGGCTGGAAAAATGCTGGCGGTTCTCTGGACGACGACGGTTATCAGAAGCAACTCAAGGCGGCGACTGACTATTACGATGCTGAGGATCGGCTGCGAGGCGACTGGCTGACCGGTGCGAAGAAGGGGTGGTCTGAGTTCGAAGACAGTGCCTCCAATGTCTATGGGCAGATGCAAAACCTTTCCCAGTCCGCATTTACGGGCATGGCATCAACACTCACGGATTTTTTCACAACAGGCAAAGCCAACTTCACGGATTTTCTGAGCACATTCCTTAAAGGCATTGCCCAGATGCTGGTCCAGTTGGCAATGGTCAACAGTATGAAATCAGCGTTTGGCGGGACGTCTGTTGGGGCCTTTTTCGGTTTCTCCCAGGGGGGCCTGGTCCCGGCGTTCGATAGCGGCGGCTATACCGGTGACGGTGGAAAATACCAGCCGAAAGGTGTCGTGCATGGTGGTGAGTTTGTATTCACTAAAGAGGCTACCAGCGCGATCGGTGTTGGCAATCTCTACGCAATGATGCGTGGTGCTCAGGGTTACGCTGACGGCGGTTATGTCGGCAATGCGCCGATGTATGGGCTGCAATCCGCTGGCGCTGGTGGTGTTACGGTGCAAACCTCAGTTGTCGTGCAGAACCAAAATGCACAGCAGCAAACATCGGGTAATGACGAAGCGATCACCCGGGCTTATAAGCAGACGATCGATCAGTCTGTTCGCGCAGGGATTGCGAAGCAACTCCAACCAGGTGGTTTGATCTGGAATGCAACAAAGCACCGTTAAAACACTTGAGTACTAGTAATCGCTAAATGAATAGTTTTGATGTAATTTAAGCCATCATTACTATAAGCGACCATGACCGAGAAGCTCTTATGCTTTACATTAAGACTCCGTTTTCTAAAGCTATTTTCGAGCTGTTCAGTGGACTATCTGAGCAGCTAACTGAGCATGGCTATAACTCTCCTGGCTGTTGCAAGGCTTTTATCTTTGGAGGATGTGCGATGCATTTGCATACAAACATCCGTACAAGTAGTGATTTAGATGCCCAATTGTCTGGCGCTCCAGAGGTACAAAGACAGGCACTAGAGTTAATTCGACATGTTGTTCCTGTTGACTTTGATGATGAAACGAAAGGGCCGATAGTCTTAGTTTTTGATGAAACATTTAATCATGCATTAGCCCCAATGCATGAAGATTATGATCATAGGGCAATCCCATTGGAGATTGATAATGATTCTCCTGTCTGGGTTTACCTCATAAGCAAAGTTGATCTTGCTATAAGTAAACTTGGTAGGTATGGCGACATTGATCAAAGTGATATACAGGCTCTCTTTGAAGCGGGGCTATCTCTTGATGATTTTCGCCACTTAGTAACGGAACTCAATAGTTACGCAGTAGGTCAAACCGGCTTGTGTTCAAAAATGGAGCATGCTATAAGTACCTTCAACGATAGAAGAGGTATTCAACATGACTAATGTGACTTTAAATGCTGCTTTCTCCCGCATGTGTAATGCTGGATTAGACAATGCATCTAAGGAAGATGTCGTCACAGTTGCTGCCGCCCTTTGGCATCATAACCAAGTTCCTGAGCTGAATGGTTTATCAAATGAAGCTATGAAAGTTGGCGCGTTTGTTCTTGATCGACTTGCAAGATTCGCATGTGTCTCATTAGAGTTTAAAAACAAAATATTTCAATATCTCAATGAGTTACGTGATGAATTGTTTGTTTTGGCTAGCAAAGAATATTATTCCACAAAGTTAGATAAATTAGCTACTAAATGGGGTTGTAAAGCTGACTTACGTGAGTTTATGCATGAGCTTATGCCTTTACAAACCAGACACGCCTTCTGCTAAATGCATTGATTCTGCCTAATTATTAAAGCCACTTCATTGTGGCTTTTTTACATTTACATACCCGCTCCGGCGGGTTTTTTTATGCCCGGAGGAAGCGTGGCGATCCAAACATTCACATGGCGAACCCAGATACAGGCAGGCATGGAGGGCGAGTTTGCCCACTCAACTCGCGCCGCATCTTTCGGTGACGGCTATGAGCAGATTGCAGGTGAGGGCATCAATCCCGAAAAGCAGTCCTGGCCAATAACCCTCACGGGTAAAACAATCGAGATGCTAGCCGCCCTGAATTTCTGCCGTTCACACATCACAAAATCGTTTATCTGGACATCACCCATTGGCGAGGTGGGACTCTACCGCGTAGAGGTTGATTCAGTGAAAGCGCAGCCCCTCTCCAGCAAAGTGATGACCATCACAGCCACTTTCAAACAGGCATACGCACCATGATTACAGAAGATTACCAGCGACTTGAACCCGGCAATAAAATTCGCCTCATTGAGGTTGATGGGTCCACTTTTGGTGTTGATGACGTCCTGCGCTTCCATGCCTACAACTTGCCACCTACGGCCAATGAAATTGCCGCTGCTGGCGGTGATGAGACGAAACTTGCAGCGAAAAGTATCTGGTGGCAGGGAAAGGAATATGCTGCCTGGCCTTATCAGCTTGAAGGGCTTGAAGCATCAACGGACGGCAGCAGCGCGCAACCAACTCTTACCGTGGCAAACATCGACAGCTCGATCACTGCTCTCTGCCTGGCCTACGACGATATGCTCCAGGCGAAGGTCACTATCCACGATACTTTTGCTCATTATCTGGATGCCAGAAACTTTCCTGAGGGAAATGCGACTGCAGATCCATTGCAGGTGAGAAAGCGCGTGTTCTACATCGATGGAAAGAACAACGAACTGGCGGGGGAAAGCGTCGAGTTCATTCTTACCAGTCCGATGGATCTTCAGGGGTTGATGATACCGACGCGTCAACTCCACTCGCTTTGTACCTGGTGTATTCGCAACAAGTATCGCTCGGGCGACGGGTGCGATTATGCCGGCGCCAGATACTTCGACTTGAACAATAACCCGGTAGACGATCCTTCCCTTGATGCCTGCAATGGAACGCTGACCGCATGCCGGTTGAGGTTTGGCGAGAATGAAGAATTACCCTTCGGTGGCTTCCCGGGCACCTCTCTCATCAGGAGCTAACCATGCGTCAGAAAACGATTAGCTCCATCATGGCGCATGCCGCGAAGGAGTATCCACGCGAATGCTGCGGCGTGGTGGCTCAGAAAAGCCGGGTGGAGCGCTATTTTCCCTGCCGCAACCTTTCTGCTAATCCGACTGAGCAGTTCCACCTATCGCCTGAGGATTATGCGTCCGCCGAGGACTGGGGAACAGTGGCGGCGATTGTTCATAGCCATCCTGACGCGACGACTCAACCAAGCGAGTTGGATAAAGCGCAGTGCGATGCAACGCTGGTGCCGTGGCATATCGTAAGTTGGCCTGAGGGCGATTTACGAACTATCCAGCCGCGCGGTGAACTACCGCTGCTGCAACGCCCGTTTCTGCTCGGCCATTTCGACTGTTGGGGGCTTGTGATGAGTTATTTTCGCCAAACCCATGGCATAGAGTTGACCGACTATCGTGTGGATTATCCGTGGTGGGAGGACAGTTATTCGGACAATTTCTATCAGGATTGCTGGTATGAATGTGGGTTCCGTGAGTTTGAGGGGCCGCCTCAACCCGGTGATATGGTGATCATGCAGGTACAGGCCAATAAGTGGAATCATGCGGGGATCCTATTGGAAGGAAATATGCTACTTCATCATCTTTACGGCCACCTCAGTCAGCGTGTGCCTTACGGCGGGTACTGGCGGGAACGAACAATGAAGATAGTTCGTTTTAAGTCTAATGGGGCCAGAGACACCAATTAACCAGGCTCAATATGTTAGTTATTGATTTTCATGATGCTTATTCGCATGTTAGGATTAATCTGAACAATACTGATGGAATAAGATTTTGAAAAAACTACTAATTATTATAGCTGTTCTTACATTAGCAGGATGTGCACGTCCTTATGGGCAGGCAGAAAAGATACTAAATCAAGAAATGGTAACACCCAAATCTGATACACAGCAGACAAAGGTTACTGTTACACGAAATAAACAATTCATTGGTGGCGGAAGTGGAGGGATGTGTAAGTTCCTGGTTGCTATCGATGATAAAGATGTCGCCCTTCTAAGACAGAATCAATTCGTGACAGCTTATTTAACTAATGGGCCTCATAAGTTACGAGTCAGTAATGAATGTAATGTTTTAAGCATGGGTATGAGAAAAACTCTTGATCTCGTTGCTGACGGCACGCCACAAGAATATGTGGCAGAAGTTGGTTTCTGGGGGCAATATAGAATGTGGAAAGTTAAGTAAATTATTAAACAAATTTAAGGTCGCTTAGGCGGCCTTTTTTTATGGAGTTAACATGGCTGCGTTACTCAATAAAGATGTTCTCCGAACAATTCGGCTTTATGGCATCCTCGGCGCTACCTTTGGCCGTGAATACAAGCTCTCAGTTGCCTCGCCTAAAGAGGCCATCCGTGCGCTCTGTGTGATTGTTCCGGGTTTCGAACGTTTCCTGAATACCAGTAAACAACGCGGTCTTACCTACGCCGTTTTTAGCGGCAAGCGCAACCTGATCTCTGAT